ATGGCAAGCGCAGAAATCGAAATTCTGGCGGTAAAGGCTGTTCTGATGCGCGTTCTCGACCAGCTGGACGCTCAGGAACCCATCCCCGGCGTTGGCGGTCGAGGCCAAGTCGTGATTCGCAAGGCCGCGACATTGAGCGTCGGCGACGGTCAAGATGAGCTGGTGGCGTTGCTTGGCGAGTGGTTGGAGAACAGGGACGCGATGATGCGCCCCGTTGGTCAGTAGCGTCTGGAAATGGGCGGGAGCCGCGAAGCCCCCGCCCCTCGCTCACTCCCCGGCCATGCGCCGGAGATCGGCTAGGATCGCGTCCTCGTGGCTGGGGAGCAGGCCCGAGAAATCCTCGGTGCGCTTAAGCGCTATTTCGAGCTTGATGAGGACGGCGCCTGGACCGGGTGCAGGAACCGCCTCGATTAGGTGATCCTGCGCATTCAAGTATTCAGTCTGAAGCTCCTCCATCTGCTCATCAACTTCCTTAGTGAGGTTGGTGGGCTTGACGTAGCCGGGCTGGCTGCGGCGCTGATGGAAACGCTCTATTGCGGACCGTCTCTCGTCTTCAGCCAGACCATCATCTGGCCAAGGATAGCCCTGGGCAGCGTTATCGGCCTTGTCGGCCTCATAGGCAGGCGTCCAGACGGTCTGGTCGTAATCATCATGCGCAGCCTTGATCTGGTTGAACCGCTGAAGCTCGTGCTCCCAACTTGCCAGATCAACAGAGGTGCAGGGGATGGAATAATATATGCCCATCGCTCAAGCCCTCCCGGCCGCGAGGTGGTGCTTGATCTCGGCAACGAGGTACTCAGTCAGCTTATCCTCATCACTTTCTTCCTCGGCGATTTCCAGCTTCTCCAGAAGCGCCGGAACGTCGGGCGAGGGCGTGGCGTAGACCGCCTCCGCTGCCCGCCACCGCGGCTTCGAGAAGCGCTCGCAATGAAGCTCCTCGGCGGCCATCTGTGCATCATATGATCGATCGAAAGCATCCGCTTGAGCTCCGGCGAGGAAGCGCCGATCCGCGACAGACGCCCACCTTGCGTCGTGTTTGTCGTACGCGCTCTGGAGGGCGCCATGGTATGCGTCATGCCGTTGAGCGTCGCGCAGGCGCCTGTACTCGGCAACCATCTGCTCCCAACGAGCACGAGCAGCGCTGGGCTGCGCGTGTGCCCCTTTGGCACTCAAGGCAGCTATTGCAGGGGCAGCAGCGATTGCGCCGAGCATTGCCCGGCGCGTAGTGGTGGTTTCAGCCATGATCGTCTCCAAAACAGACGGTTGCGGTTAGAGCCGGGGCGAGGATCCTACTGCTTGCCTCGGCTCGCATTTTCTGACATTGTTTATTAACTATGTCAATTGATAGCGTCAGAAAATCACGGGGTCGCCCGCCGGTGGGTGCAACACCCATCACGGTAAGGCTTCCGCCAGATCAGCTTGCCGCGCTTGATGGTTGGGTGGATCGCCAGGAGCCAAAGCCCTCCCGACCAGAGGCAATCCGCCGGCTGGTCGAGAAAAGTCTCAAAGCATCGTGATCGCGCCGACGACTACCGGATGTGGGCGCGTACAAGCTGCCGGAAGATGACAGTGGGTGGGAGTTTACAGCCGCGCGGGGGTAGGCTTACGGGCGCAAGCAAGGAGCAGCTATGATTATCCAGGTCCCGAACGCCGGCGGCACGAAACGCCATACTATCGACACGACCGACATCACCAAGGTGGACTGCGGGCAAATCGTGATGTCGCCAAAGGGCGACGGTTCCGGCCACGCTATTGGTGCCAGCGTCACCACGAGGAGCCAAGGTAAGCTGGACGTCGACCCCCTCTACGCTGGGCAAATCTACAACATTGTTCGACAAGAGCGCGGCTTGTGACGCGATGAACGATGGTAGCCTGGGCGGGCTCGCGACTACCTTGTTGGCTGCCGGCGGCGGCGGCGCGGCGGTGGCGTTCGCCATCTTCAAGGGCTTCGGTGCGAAATGGATGGATCAACGCTTTGGCGCGGCGATTGAGCGTCAGCGACACGAACACGCATCAGCGCTCGAGCACTTGAAGCTCGGCTTTTCGCAGCAGTTAGATCGCTCCGTGAAGCTGGCCAATCGGGAGTTTGAGCTTTTGCCGGAGCTCTGGCGCAACGTTGTCGAAGCGGAAGCGCTAGCCCGCCTGACCTACATTCGGTTCAGCAGCCACAGCGATTTCGCTTACCTTTCAGACGAGGATTGCGCGGCCTACCTCCAGCGCATCGAGGTGCCGGAACACCACCAGAAAGAGATACTCGCGGTGCCGGCCCGGGAGCGCAACAGCGTCTTCGGGCGATCACAGCAACTCATTTATCAGGCAAAGGCTTGGGGGGCGCACTCGACCGCGGCGACTAATCTGGAGCGAGCGTCAATCTTCATCCCACCAGATTTGCATTCTGCAATTTCGGAATTCCTTGATCTGATCCGACGAGCGATTGTCGACGGCGAAACGCGGTCGGAGGTTCCTGGTCCCAGAACGGAGTTCCCCGACGCAGAACGCTTACGGAAGGAAGGGGCAGAAACCCTGGCGACGCTAAGAATGCTCGTGCGCGCGAGACTGCAACCCTAATCGGCGATCGTCAGATCCCCGCCTCGTGATTATAGCTGCTCCCCACCCAACAGCAGTCCGCCAGCACATTCGCATGCGAACACCCCTTCCCCGGTTTGGCTTGGGCGGTTAGCCTCGCAGGACAAGCATTTGACGAATCAGGGGGAATACCATGGGGATGATTGACACGGGCGTCATAGGCCGGACAGTTTCGAGCATCTTAGCAATCTGCCTTTCAACAGCCGCCATGGCCGAACCTTGCACGGACATGGGGAGCGGCGCCTACCCGGCCACTCAGTCACTCCAGACCCTTGTCGACATGAGTAAAAAGGCTGGTTTGAAGAAGGACGAGTTCGAAACAACGGCGGCATATCAGGCGCGACTATCGGCCGCAGGTGCTGGCCTCGATGGAAAAACCTATGTCATTGAGTGGCCCTTAGACAGCGGCTTCAAGTTCGATGCAGACACTGGCATGGTTAGTTATTCGAACTACACTCTGAACACCACCTGCCTCATCTCGTCGTACGGTCTTTCCGACGAGGTGAAGGCGGTCAAATTCGGTCCGAAGGCGAAGTACGGCGTGGAATCATCCTACTGCTTCGACAGAACCACCAGCCAAGAATCCGGGACACCATACAAGGCCTCGAATTCCTATGGTGCATCCGTCGAAGTAAAGCCAATCAGGGCGAAGGGGGTGGGTATTTACCTAGGTAGTGGCGACATCAGCCAGAACGTTTGGACTGGTAAATCCCGGGACTACAGCTCGAGTGACTTGTTCAAGGTATCGATGGAGCCCGAAGCAGCTCGCTCTCTCAAGGAGAATGGCACGGCGCTGTTCGTGATCAGCCCGAAGGCCCCATTTGCGTTCCAGAGCTCTTATCACATCGAGCCGAAGATCAATCGCCCGACGGAGATCACCACCACCACGGACTACATCGTCGCGGATGTGGCTTGCGTGGCACTAGCCGACCCCAAGCTCAAGAAGGTGTATCAGGTGCGTGAGCTTCGGGCGGGTCGGTAGGTCCGCAAGGGGCGGCCAAACGGGCGAGTAGCCGCTAACTGCACAGGTTCTTGATGTACGACTCCATGTCGAAGCCGGTCTTCAGCAGCATGCCCGCCACGCCGTCGCAAAGCACGTCCACCTGGTCGTCATGCTTGCCGTTCGGGAACTGCGCCAGCTCAGTCAGCAGGTCCGGTAGCCACGGCGCGTCGGGCAGCGAGACCATGCCGGAGTCGATCGACGGCAGCACATCCAACGCACGAGTGAACTTGTCCGCTGTCCCGCGCTTGATCGGGCGGACAGGTATTCGCCCATCGCCACGGCCGAGCTGCTGAATGAGCCCGGTCCCGCTCACCTTGTCCTCGACGCGCATGGCACTAAGGTTGCCCGCGGCTGTACTATTCGCCGCGCTCTTCTGCTTCCAAAAGCGGCGGGCGGCGCGTTCGAGCTCCGGCGCTTCGAACTTACCGCGGACCTGGTCGAGCAGGTACGCGACACCGTCTTTTCCAAGGCCCCATTCCTGCAGCACCGTATAGTCGTTGCGCTCCCCCGTCTTTTGAGCCGTGTCGACGTAGATCTCACGGCGCTTGAGCGGGATTGCCGCGCCGAATGCGTGCCGTTTGAATTTGTCGACCTTGAACAGGTTGCCGCCGGCGACGATCGGGTTCTGCTGGTAGAGAGCTTCCCAGCTCAACGAGTCCATGGTGCGCTGAATGCCCTGCAGGAAGTTGAGCGACTTCAGTTCAGAGAAGAGCGGCTCACCCGCCTTGCGGTGCTCCTCGTCCGCCTCTGCGATCGCTTTGTACGTCAGCACCTTCAGGCCGGGCTCTGCAGCCTCTAGGCGGCCCACCGGGTCGTCTACGTGCCAGCGGGTAAGGATGATCAGCAGGCCCGCATCGTCGGCGAAGCGCGTGCGGAAATCGTCGTTGTACCAATCCCATGTTTTGGAGCGGACCGTCTCGCTGTTCGCCTCCTCCCGGCCCTTGATCGGATCATCGATCACGCCGAGGTCCAGACTCTCGCCGGTGACAGAGCCGCGAACAGTGGTGTTACGGAAGAAGCCTTTGCGATCGGCGTACTCGAGCAGCTCGGCGTTGCGCTGCGCCTGAAGGCCGCGTGGGCCGGCACCCTCCCCCAGCCGCAACTCGGGAAAGGCTGCTCGGAATTTCGGCGAGTCGTAGATGCGCTGCAGCTTGGAGTTGGCCCGCGTTCCCAAGCGCTCGGAAAACGACGCGTAGATGGTCCGCAGGTCCGGGTGCTTGCCGGATACCCATGCGATGAAATCCACGATTGTGTCAGACTTGCCGTGCTGCGGCGGCGCCTGGATGACGAGCTTGGGGCGCATGCCATCTAGGAGTTCGGTGTAGAACTGCTGCAGGTGCCGTGCGGCATCCCGCTGCCACCAGCCCTTTTTCATGCCCGGGTTCATGTACTGCCTGAAAGCCCAAAAGCTTCGCCGCGCCTGGTCAGCCGCCAGCGCTTGCATGATGTCGAGGTCGGCGACTGTCGGAATGGCGCCTACTCCTCGAAGTAGCGGGTCGGCAGTCCGCGCTTAGTAGCCTCCTCGATCGCCTGCTCGGGGCTAAGCTGCTCATGCCTTGCGCGGGCGATGATCTCGTGCTGCTGCCGATCCTGCCAATCCTCTGGAGAAAGGTTCTTAAGAGCAAAGATGGCTGCGGGCGTGGCTCCCGTCCCACCCTGACCATCGGCGGCGCGGCGCAGGCGTTCTTCGTACCAAGCCGTGCAGCACGCCTTGCCGATGCTCGCTGCCTCGTGGAAGGCGGGATGGGTCTCCTGCCAGGTGGTGATAGTGGTGCGGGAAACTCGAATTTTTGCGGCGAATGAGGTCAACGTGCCGCCGTCAGTCATATGCTCGATCACCTCGTCGCAGTAGCGAGGCTCGTACTTCGACGGGCGGCCGCCAACGTCTGCCGCCGTCCCAGGCTGCAGCACGATCTCCTGCCCCGATAAATCATCGTTCATTGCTTCGTTCCCAGCGGCCCATCCAAACGGTCGATCGCGTCAGCGAACAAGCGCAGCCAATCCGCGTCTAATTTGGTGAGCCCACCGAACGCCTGCTCGCGGGTCGTAATGGCCGCCATGACGAGCGCGCGGGAGAGGTCCTCCGCGTCATCCACGTTGCCGCCACCGAGCCTGTAGGCAGCCCGCATGAGGCCCACTTGCATCAGCCGGGTGGTGACCTGATCGGCATCTACTACGCCGGCCGCGGTGCTAGCCTCGCTCGCCATGTTAGCTCCCCAGCTTTTGGTAGGAAGCCATGCGAACAGGCATCTCAGCCCTACCCTGTTTCATTGCCTGACCAACGATCTGCGTCGTCTCTTGGCGGACAGATGATCGAATGTGCTCCGCGTATCCTTGCGGATTAACTGACCCGCGATTGTCGAAGTGGAAGGTTTGGTTGAGCATCAGTGGCCTGGATGGGGACGCGGCGCGTCCGCTGATCGCCCGAATGTTTCGGCCTTGAGGAACAGCCTTGCCCTGCCGCATCGCTTCCAGGTTGGCCACGCCGATCCGCTGCGTAGCTCCAGCGTCGAACACGTACTCTTTGCCGTGCACCACCCCGGCCACTCGATTCGGGGAGATGTTGCCAGTATAACCGCCGCCGGCGAAGCCTTGAATGCCGAAGGCCTTTGCGGCCGAGACGATCGCTTGTTTCAGTGCCAATTTTGCTAGTTCGGCGATCAAGTCACCGACCGCGCCTTTAAGCCCAAGTACCTTCTTTACAGTCTCACCAAAGCTGTCGGTGAGCCGGTCCACCTGGTCCACGCCAAGTTGCTCAAGCTCCCCGCGAAGGTTTTTAACTTCGGACGATAGGCTGCGCCCGTACGCCGCGAGTGGGCCTTCGTTCTGCCGCTCCACTCCTTCGCGCGCGTTGTGCTCGAGCTCAGGCAGGATGCCCTTGCGCTTCCGGGCCAAGTCTGCGGCGGCCTTTGCATCTTTGGCGGCCTGCACCTCCGCCTCTGTCTTGTCTTTGATGGCTTCAAGCCGCTCGCTTTCAGCGATGATCGCGTTGAGGCGAATCCGCTCCTCTTCAAACTGCAGATCGAGCAGACGAAGTTCGATGTCTCGGCGTTCTTGGGTGGTTTCCGCCAGGCCTGCGCGGGACTGGAGAAGGTCCTGCTGATTGCGGTTGTCGGCGGAGGCCGCTTCCACAGCGCGCTGAGCGTCCTCCTCGACGAGCCGCCGCCTGCGAGCCGCCTCTTCGATGTCGATGAGCTTCTTGCGCTCAGCTGCAATCTGGTCGTTGAGAACGAGCAGGCGCTTGGCTTCGCTGTTTTCGCCGTCATCACGCAGCTTCCCGAGACGCACGTCGGATGCGATTTCGTCTGCATAGGCCGCCCGATCAGCTTCGATCTGGTCCTTCTCCGCCTGCGCGCGCAGCTCTGCTGAGTTGAGCAAGGCCGAGCGGGCGTCAGCTAAATCGCGCTGAAGTGCGGCCTCCTCGCTGTCGAATGCCTGCTTGCGCCGCTCTTCGGCATCTCTCGCGGCCGCTGCCTTTCGAGCGGCGCTCTCGGCAGAGTTCGCCCCGCCACCCTTGCCTCCGATCGCTAGGTGCTTGTGATCGCCTTCGTTCTTCAGCTGAGCGATGGGCACTCCTGCCGCCTGCAAAATGCCCTTGATCTTGGCGATCGAGTTTTCCTTGCCGATGTCCACCCCTTTGCCGCGTTCGTGGGGGGATGTCCCAACGGCAGCTGGGTGAAGGCCCCGGAGCCAGGCTTGCGGGCCTCCTGCTTATTCCACAGGTCAATTTGGGCCTGCTGCTGGGCTGCGGTGCGATCAACGCCAGTGACCCGCACACCATTGCTGCGAAGCAGGGCAGCCACTTCCTGGGCCGACCAGTCGCGCCCCACTTCAGCATTGGCGGTGCGGGAGCCGGTCGTTGTCTTCTTGGGCGTGGTTCGCTTCACCGAGTCCCGTCGGTTCCCGAACATGTTGTAAGTTTTCGGGTCTGCCATCCAGCGGGCAAACCCTTCGTCCACCTGGCCTTCGCGCCAAATCTGTCTGGACCGGAGGGCGTCGTCACGGGCATCATTTCCGCGTCGGAAGGTCCCGCCGGTGTCCGACTTCTGCTGCAAAACATTGTTATCGCCGAGATAGTCGTTCTCGAATTTCTTGATCTTGTTTCCCCAGCTCATGCCGGCGTTCTGAAACGCATCCCACGCATCGAACCAGGTAGCGAGCTGATCACGCAGCTTGATAGCCTCCTCGCCAGCAAGCCCGAAGTACTGCTTGGCAGACTCCCAGAGCGGGCGGAACACCTCCCCAAGCCCGGCGAAGGCGGACGATATTTCGATTCCCAAATTCTCGGCGCTGGTTTCCAAGTCTTTGAAGCCGCCGGTACCATCCATAATGAAGTTAGCCAGCGCTGTCGAAAACTCGCCGCCGCGGTCGAATGCGCCGAAGGTGATGATTGCGGCATTGTGGACCTGCTCCATCGCTTGGTCGAAGGTCACGGGCAGTCGTTTGAACTCGGCGTCGATCTCGTCTGTGAACCGCTTATCGGTGAAAGCGCGAACAAGCTTGTCCGAGGTGAGTTCTCCCTCCTCAGCCATCTTGCGAAGGGACCCGATTGGCACATCTAGACTGGAAGCAAGGAGGCGGGTTAGCCGCGGCGCTGCCTCCATGACGCTATTGAACTCGTCACCACGGAGCACGCCGGATTGTAGTGCCTGGACAAGCTGCCGAGTGCCTTGGGCCGCATCAACAGATGTGGCGCCACTGATCTTGAATGTTTTTGCAACCGTCTCAGTGGCCCGCGCGGCGTCCGCTTGGGCGATGCCGAGATCCTGCGCATTGCGAACGAAGTTCCCATAGAGCTTGGCGGTCTCGGTGAGGCCGCTCCGTGTTGCCTCTGCGATCCGTCGAACGTCTTCAGTTGCTTGACCGAAGCTACCGGTTTGCGCCGTCGCCAGCCTCAGTTGGGCATCAAGGTTTTTAGCCTGATCCGCGATGCCTAGAAGGTGCCGCGCAAGGGCGACGGCGCTCACCCCAGCCAAGGCGCCACCGAGCCGCCCCATGGACCCTCCGACGACTTTCTCCGTCTGGATCGCAGCCCGTTGCACAGCCGTCATATTACGATCGAAGAGCCGTTGTGCGCCGGCAAGCTTCGCATTGTAGTCGGCGAGTTGCGCCTCCAGCTTGACGATGATCGTATCAACTACAACCATGCGCGCGCCCTTCCCGAGAAGTTACACCGGCGGACAGGGTGAAGGCCCGCCCGCCGGTGCCGGCGCCTTGGGAGGCGCCATTGCCGGGGAGAAGGCCCGGCAAGCTGAAAAGGATCGAGAGCCCGTTCACGCGGGCACCCTCGGCGTTGCGTCGGGCAGACCGTCGACCCAACCTTCAAGGCGATCGTAAGCCTGCTCCAGCGTCTTCACCTTGTCGTCAATGCGCAGCACCGCGATCACTGCGCGAACTGCGGCTCTGTCGATCGGCCCCTCGCCAGGCTCGATCAGGTGAGCGTCCAGGGTTGGCGCGGCGCGGTTCCAGCGTGAGCGGTGCATTAGGCTGCCTCCGCTTCGGGGGCGGGCTCTACGAGCAGCCCTTTGGCGCGCGCGGCTTTCACCTGCCCGGCGTCCATCCAGCGATGTTCCGCCTTTTGGCCAACCCAACAGACGCCGTGGCGGTGCGAGACATCTGTCACCGGCGATCCCCGGTAAACCCTTTGACAGACTTCGTAGCGCGCCCATCGCGCCTCTTCGCGGCTTGCGGCTTCCGCCCTTGCCTCCGGCGTGCGCGCGAGGCGAGCAGCCTCTAGGTCGCGAGCCGTTGCCGCTAAGACCTGAGCGTGCATATCTGCCGAGCGCCGCGTCTCATTCGTCTGCATGTGCCCAACGCCATCAAAGCGCGGCAGTTTGATCGCGGTGAGCGATGACGCGGGGCAGCCGTTCACATACCAGTCGATGCCGCGGCCGACCCATTCGGCGCTCTTCAGGCCTGAGCCCTCAATCTCCGCGTTGCTCAACTTGATTCGGTCGATGAACGACATGAGCTCATCCAACAGGCCCGGAACACGTTCGGAGATGTCAGCAGCAAGCTTGTCGCGGCGGGCCACCATCGCTTCGTGCGCATCCTTGCGCTGCTGCTTCGCGACAAGGTTCTCGATGTCTGCGATACGCGCCTTCAATCCGTCCACGGCGCGAGCCAGGCGCAGCGCGTCCAGATGCGACTCCTCATAATCAGCTTGAGCCTGCGCCTGCTCAGCATCGCTCAGCGTGATGTCCAAGCGACGCTCTTCCGCGGCCGTCCGGTTTGACTCCGCCTCTTTCAGGGCAGCTTGGGCATCGGCGAGGGTGGCGCGAGTGTCTGGCAGGCGCGAGGTCGGCAGAAGAGCCGAACGAATGCGATCGGAGAGAGGTTTGGCCATTTCTCAGCCCTCCGCCCGAGCCGACCGTGCGCCATCGCGAATTTCGCTTCGCCAGTCATTCATGCTGCTGCAGGAGCGGTGGTACGCCACGTCGGCGCGAACGCTGGCCGGGGAAGCAGGAAGCGTTGCAGCGGCCAAGGCGGCGTCGCGCATGTGCCGACCCCAATCAGGCGACGTCGCCGGCTTCGTCGCCGCGTCTTTGAAAGGCTTAGGCAGGACCGCACCTGGGCGAGTGAGCAGGCTATACGAGGCCGCAATCTGCGCCTCGTTCCAGCCTGTCGCGTCCGCACCCATATAGTGGTCGACAAAGGCTTTTTTGGCTTCAGGTGTTGCCGCGGCCTTGCCGTCCATCAACATAACGTCGAAGCCGATGCGGCCTCCCTCCCTCAGGCAGAGACGTCCATCGATTAGCTTACAGGGGCCGTTGGGGTCAGGCTTGCCGTTTTGATCGTAATACACTGCCGTCTCCTCGCTTGTGCCACCCTCCGGGCAGTGAGGCCGGTGGGGAGTGGGGAGCCGTGGACGATCCGCGGCACGAGGAGAGGCTAGGCGGGCGATGCGCGGGACTTTACCGCCGTCAGGAACACCCGCAGGATCACCTTAACGAATCAAGCGGGGTGAACAGTGGCGCTGAGGGATGATCTGCAAGGTGAGGTGCGAAGCATCTTCGTTTCGGCTTGGAAGGAACGCGTTGGGACGGTCGTCCCGGAGCCGGAGGCCCTCGGACTTGGGAACGATGCGATAAAACTCACCGGAACGGTGCTGTACGCCGATCTCTCCGATTCAACCGAGATGGTTGATACCAGATCGGACCAATTCTCCGCTGAAGTCTACAAGGCCTATCTGCACTGCGCGGCCAAAATTATTAAATCAGAGGGAGGGCACCATCACGTCGTACGACGGCGACAGGATCATGGCCGTTTATTTGGGGACGGCGAAGAACACCTCTGCGGTACGCACCGCTCTGAAGATTCATTGGGCCACCAAGCACATCGTGCAGCCGGAACTGACCCGCATCTACTCTGGCACCGCTTTCGTGGTGAACCACGTGGTGGGTATAGACACCTCCGATCTCTACGTCGCTAGGACAGGTGTACGCGGCGACAACGATTTGGTTTGGGTTGGGCGAGCACCGAATTGGGCGGCGAAGCTTTGCTCACTCGATCACTCCTATCCGACCTGGATCACGAAGGCAGTGCACGACAATATGCACACGACCGTGATGAACGCGAAGGATGAAGCGAATATGTGGGAGGCACGTAGCTGGACTCCTCGTGCAGGCGCGACGATTTACCGCTCTAAACATTGGTGGCCGCTGTGAGCGGCGACCGGGAAATCGGCACCGCGACGCTCGAACGCCAGCTTGACCGCTTGCTCCTGTTCTTCCCGCGCATCGACGCGAAGGTCTCGGCGCTTTTCGCCGTCTCCGCTGGCGAGATCGCGGTCGCCGCGATGAACCTCAAGGTTGATGACTGGAAGCGATGGTGGATAGCCGCGCCCGCGGTTGCGTTCCTCCTGGTGATTGGATGGGTGATGGTCTCGCTCTACCGGTGCACCTACCCGCATCTCGACGGCGGCAGCCGGTCCATGATCTATTTCAATGAGATTTCGAAGAGGCGCGAAGCCGAGTACGTCCCCGAGCTACTTGCGGTTGGTGAAGCGACCTTTCGAAATGATGTTGCAGGCCAGATTTGGAGGAACGCGGGCATCCTCGCCTGCAAGTACGGCTACCTGAAGCAGGCGACGATCTGGGCCATGCTATCTCTGATACCCTGGACAGCATTGTTGGTCGCCACGTCGTTGACCCACTGGACCATGCCCACAATTAGGTAAGCACGCATCGAGATCGCCCGCTCACCCGTGTCTCAGCAGTCCCGCCACGCCCGGGATCGCGTTGATCGTCAAAACAGCGGCGCCATATACCTTGAGCATGGCGTCGACGGTCTCCACCACATCCTTGCCGACCTTCGTCTTCTCATAGGTGGCTTGCACGAAGCTACGAACTTTCGCCAAGACTGCTTCTGCATCCGGATTTTCAGCAGGCCCATTCGAAACGCTGTGGAGCGTGTAATAGGCACTCACCACCTCTCGAAGAGAGGCGATGGTGTAGCCCCAGCCTAGCCAGCCCACCCGCTCCAGCCGGAACCGAAACTGCGACACACCTTCGATGATCGCCTGCCGAATGAAGTCATGTTCGCTGAGCTGCTGCTCGGCGAGCCACGTCTCCAAGTCGATGACCATCGCCAAAACGTCGGCGATCTCCTCCTCGTTAAGACGCGGAAATGAGATTTTTGCCCGGACAGGGTAGCACAGCATCTTGAGCGGTTGGACGTTCGCCGCGTTGAGCTGGACTAATCCGCGGTGCGACCATACGTTTGCCATTGCGTCGTAATCGAAAGCTGCCTTGATGGCTTGAATGTGGGCAACTGCTTCGCCGCGGAAATCATCATCTAGCTCCAGCGTCTCGACGATGCTGATCACGAAGTCGCACCGGTCTACGATCGTGAACACGATTTGGTAGAACTCGCGCGACCACGGCGCCACATCGAACAGCTCCGCTAAGTGGAGATCCCCTCGCTTGCTGGAGGATGATGCCAGCCTTTCGCAAAGCTCGGCGAGTTCGCGAGCGGGGTCGGTAAGCTGGGGCATTCACGGCCTCGATTCGTTAAAGCGGAGGTTCTCCGCCCCTGTGCACCCGAGCGCAAGCCCAACGCTAAGTACCAGCGCCCGCGCCGGCCGACCGCCCGCTCAGCGTCCGCCCCAGTACGTACCGCTTCCGGCGGTTGATACCCTCAGCCTCCATCCCCGGCTCCAGGTACTCAGCCTTCACCACCGCCCTCCGCTCAGCGCGCAGGCTGTCGCGCCCTTCCTCGATCATCCACCGGCGAATGACGCGCCAGTTGGTGCGGTAGTGCTCCGCGATGGAGCCCCAGCCGAGGATGAGGTACATTTCGCGGAAGTCGGCGGGCTTCTCCCGGTATGGCTTGATGAGGCCGGTGTCTGCTCGCCGCTGCGTCATGGGCGGAAGGGTAGGTGGTCCCGCTTCGGATTATTACCGCCGCCGGGTGCGCGGGGCAGCGGGAGAGACTAGCCGCTGCAGCTTAGGAAGCTTCAGCTCTTTGAGGCCTGAAACCTTTCATCACCCACATTGCGATCCAGATCAAAGCCGCCACTGCAACCGGCAGTCCGAATAGTAGGCCAAGGAGCTTGTAAAAACGCTTCCACATAATGTCGAGCATGCCATCAGTTATCTTTTTGGCGTCTGCCGCCTGCGAACTACGCTCTTGGTTCGCTCCCACCGTCCTATTTAAGAGACTGGCCTGGTCAACGTCTGCAGATGTCGGATCGGGTTTCTTCAGCAGAAGTCGAGCGCGCTCGAGCAGCTCTCCGTCTTCCTTTGTACTCGCGAATCGGATTTCCAGAAGCTTTTTACCTTCTGCCTCTACCTGACCTATTTTGTGGTACAATGGGACTAGCATCCATGAAGCTAGTGCTAGCCACAGCACGCCGATTACGATCAACAACCGGTGCAATCCTCGTTTGGTGTTCACTTGCCGATCTCCGGTTAGCTTCCATCGCCATTGATAAGGGTCGACACGTTCAGCGTCGAGTAGGTTAAGCCCAGCCGCCTCGCTCAAGGTACCCGTCGTACACAGTGGCAAGCACGTCGATCATGCGCAGCATATACTCCATGGGATGATCGATCATGACCCAGTCAGCGCCTACCTGCTCGTAGAAGTAGCGCGCCTGCACGAAAAGCTGAGAACAAGCTTCAAAAAGGTCATCAGCTTTCGCATACCGGTTGCCTGAACCGGACGTCGGCGGTGCCGGCTGGATCGGCGATGTTTGGAACGCGAAGGCCTTGATGTTGGGCAGGGCTTGCCCGGGAGCCTCGTAAGCTGCCCGTATATCCTCGCACATCTTCGGAGGAAGTTCGTTGAACAGCCTTTTGAGGTCGTGCCCCCGCGCTTCTGCTTCGGCATACGTCATGTGGAAGAGTTTGAGACTGAGCTCCAAGGCGAACGCCGCCTGCATGTTCGCCGTAAGCATGTGGCCGGCGTCCATCCCGGGAGGCCCCGCCCCTACCTTCTCGCTGGAAAACACCGCTGCTTCACGCAGAGCGAAGATCTGGCCGCGCACCAGCGGGATTCGGCGGTGACGGGCCGCCCGTTGATCCTCAATGTCTGGCACGCACACTACCTCCTGCAATTGCCACGCCGCGCGGGCTCAGTGCTTCCGCTTGCACCTTGCGGCCTCCAGCCTCCAGCCAGCGGCGACGTCCCGCATCTCGGCAATCCGCTTGTCGGCCTTCTCCTCATCGCCCCAGTTGTGCATCTTCTCGCGCTCTTGCTTGATGGCGTTCGCTCTTCCGTCGGCGGCTATGGCTTGCCGCATGCAGGTCTGACAGATGCTCATGCTGCCTCCAGTCGTGCTAGCAGGTTCCGGACGCTGGACGCGTGCCAGGAGCCGCCGCGGGGCGTGCGCATCCCCTCGTCGTTTAGTGCGCGGGCGATCGCACCGAGCGAGACAATGCCTTCGCCTTTCATCCGCTCCACCACAGGCTGCAACATCGCGGCATGGCTGTCGGCGATGCGCCTAGCCGCCGCGCCGCCGGCCGCAGATCCCCGACCAGCACGCACAAGAGCTGCCGCGCCATTTGGGTTGCCAAGCCTCTCGCCTTTAGCCCTCAGCTGCTCGCGCTTGATTGCCAACGCCTGCTTAGTCCGGCGCGATATCTCGTCGCCTTCGCGTTGGGCGATAACCGCCTTGATCGCAATGCTGGTCCAGTCAGCATCCGGGTCGTCTGCCGCCACGAAGCGCACGCCGCTCTCCTCCAGGAGAGTCAGCAGGCGAGCTGCCCGTCGGCCGACACGATCCATCTTAGCGATGACGAGGATGGCACCCGTCTGACGGCATCGATCTACGGCCTTACGCAGTTCAGGGCGATCGTTGCGCTTCCCGCTCTCCACCTCCTCGAACGGAGGCGCGATAAGGTCCCAGTCTCTGGCCTGGCAGAGGGCCTCGACCGCGGCGCGCTGAGCATCCATGCCGAGCCCGGAAGCCCCCTGCTTGGCCGTGGATACCCGGTAGTAAGCAATCGCCTTGAGCATGAGCCGAACCCCTGTAAAACCTTGTAACGAGCGTTAGAGGCTTTTGTACGGACTGGCAAGGGCCATCCTTTGTGCAGGCTGAAGGCAAGGTGAAAGCGCGACCTGTTTCAGCAGAGGGAAGTCCGACACGCGAAACGGCCCGTCGGTCCGCCCCCGTTTCCCCCTCTCATATAGCCCGATGCCAGAAACCTCCCGAGCAGCCGTGGACACATGGGTCACATGTGGACGCAATTTCTGGCTTCACCCTCGTTTGCGTGCGCGCAGGCGTACGGGAGGGGAAAAGAGAAAAAGCGTCCTGATGTGACCCATGTGTCCAGACGATGCCGATCAGGCGGCGGAAGGCCTCACGGAAAGGCCCCGATATCCCCGCAGTCCGCCGAGCTTGCCCTTGGGGAAGCCGCGCTTTGGGAGGCTCATGAAGAAAGAGCGGGAGGTGCCTGGGTCTTCGCCATTCGCCTTCGAGAACTCGCACCAATCGCGGTAGAGAACGGTCGGCTGGTCAAAACAGTTGGGCCCGGTGACACAGCGCTCTCCAAGCCACTGGCCAAGCATGTCCTGTGCATCGAAATACTCATCCGTCGCACGAACCACCGACTCCGGTCGCACGAGGCCGTGCTTCTGCCAGTCGAGGCAGCCGCGGATCATCCATGAAAGGATGCGGCCGTGCTCGGCGGCGAGCTTCTCCTCCAGGTCCTTATCGGGTCGCGGCGGCGTGTGCTTGAACTCGACGATGTTGAAGCGCCTGCGGGTGGCCTCGTCCACGCTGTGGAGCTGAGGCTGGTGGTTGCCGACGATGATTAGTTTGAAGCGGGGCGTGAAGGTGAAGTTGTCCTGCCGCATGAAGCGCGCGGTGATCGGGTCCCCTCCGGTGAGCTGCTTAATCGTCGCCTCCGCCCAAGAGCGGCCTTCCTCCGTTTCTGAAGCGCTGACCATCCGCGCGCCGTCCAGCATCGCGAGCTCGGTGGAGTGACGATCGTTCTTCGATGCTGTGAACGTCGCCATGGCGGCAACCTTGCTGTAGTCGCCGAGGATCCTGCTGGCGGTGTTGAGGAAAACGCTCTTGCCATTTTTGCCCGGCCCGAAAATGAAGAACAGAGCGTGCTCTTTGGTGCTTCCGGTGAGCGTGTAGCCAAGGATTTGCTGCAGGTAGCGAATGAGCTCGGCGTCGCCACCGGTGGCCTCCTCGAGGAACTGCAGCCAACGGGTCGGCTCGCCTTCCGCCGGCGCCACACTCGTGCGCTTGCTGATGAAGTGCGCCGGGTTCGGATCGAGCAGCTTGCCCGTGCGACAGTCGATCGTCTTGCCCGGCGTCCCGACTAGGAACTCGTCCCGGTCCCACTTGCTATGGTCGACTGCCGCCCGCGGATCGGCTTGCGCGAACGCCTCTGCGCCGCGAACGAAGCCGGCCGACATGCCTTTTTTGCCGGCCTGTAGCTGGTTGCAGTGCTCGCCCAAGTCGTGAAAGGCGAGGCGGACCTTGTCCTCCTCCCAGTGTGAACCGCCGTAGATGAACCATGCCTTCTTGGTGTGATCAAACGCACATCCGGCCTTTCGCAGGGCGACCCACGACCTGGCCGCAGTCTTCTCGTCCAAATCCCGCGCAGCGTCTTTCTGCGCACCTGCGGCCTTCCGCTGCGCACCGGACCCAGCCGCTCGCTGGCGCGCCTCCTCGACAGTGGGGAATGGTACTACCTCGTAGGGTGGGGCGTCGCGATCGCTCACGCTGCATCACTCCCGCCGGACATCCCGAGGATCTCGTCCAATGACAGGCGCTTCTGGCCCACACCTCCAGACCGGCGCCGCGCGTTCCAATAGGTGGACCGACGCGCCAGGCGCCCTTGGACAGCTTCGTCATCGATCGGCAGGCCAGTGGCACAGGCAATGCGCTCCGCGTCTACTTCTGCATCCCACCGGTTTGATCGGCTCGGTTGGGGTGGGAAGCTTTCGTCCGGCGTTCCGTCAGCAAGCTGAACTTGGCAGCGCGCACCCCTGCCCGCTCCGACCAATCTGATGCATCGCACGGGAGGCACGGGAAAGCGTAACAGGTTCATGCCACCCCCCTCTCACCCCGCCACCAATGGCGAGCGATGATCGGCGGGATTTGCTCAGCCGCGGTCGCTGCGGTATAAGGCTCCAGTCGGTTTTCTTTGCGGATGATCGATCGTGCGCCGCCCCCGCCAGGGCGGCGCAATTCGTTTGGCGGTGCCGGCATGCCTCAACGCTCCTCGTCGGCGCCCACCAGGCGCCTCAAGCTGGCAACCTTCACCAAGCGGCGTCTTCCAATGACGACGCTCTCCACGGTCCCGTTGCCGAGCAATTCATAGAGCTTAGTTTTGCCGATGCCTGTGATGCGGCACGCGTCCGCGGGCGTCACTGTGATCACATCCATTGTCCGAGCCTCACAAAGTCCGCGATGGTTCGCGATGGTTCGGAAGTAGGCCTTTCAGATGCCAATCTTTACCGCCGTCAGACGGTTCACGCCATTCCCCAACAGTGGCTCGTAAATACCTGCGATGGAATAGAATCTGCTGCTAGCACGAAGTTTTGAGGAGAACGACGTTCGCGTCTCGAGCGCTAAGAAAATTCGCCCAGGCTTGCATCAACAAATGCCGTTGCTCGAGGAAGTTGGTCCGCCGATAGGCGGCTTCCACCTTGTTAGGTATCGTGTGCGCAAGAGCCGCTTCAGCGACTTCGCCAGGCACCGCCATTGTCTCCGCTGTCCAGTCGCGGAAGCTGCTACGGAACCCGTGTACGGTGTAGCTCAGACCTTTATCGCGCAGCACCTTTGTCAGCGTTCCGTCCGATAGAGGCTGCTTTTTCGACCCAAAGAATACAAACTCAGAAGCACGATTTCGGTGCAACATCTGAACGATTTCGAAGGCGGCGTCAGAAAGGGGCACGATGTGCAGCCTGCCGCCTTTCATCCGGGCAGCTGGAACGGTCCAGGTGTGGGCGTCGAAGTCAAACTCGTCCCATTGTGCTCCCCTCACCTCCCCGGAACGCGCTGCAGTCAAGATCGTGAACAGAAGAGCGAGCTTTCCCATCGACTCTGCCTCTCCCCGGATCTTCGCCACGAAGGCAGGCAGCTCCGGATACGGCATGGCCTCGAAGTGGCCGTTCTTGGCCGGCTGAGCAGCCAGTCCGTCGGCAACTGCACTCATGGGCGCCTCACTGGCTCGGAAGCCATTCGCGTGGCTCCAGTTCAGCACTGTGGCGATCCTCTGCCGGACCCGGCGCGCTGTCTCCGGCTTCTCAAGCCAGATCGGACGTAGCGCGCGAACGATCGCCGGCCCGTCGATCACAGCCACGTCCGTCTCGCCAAGGGCGCCAAATACGTAGTTCTCGAGCGTCGTGAGCCACTGGTCCTGGTGCTTCCCGTTCTTCCACGCCCGCTTCTTCTCCGCATGTGCCTTGATTGCGGCGTCGCGGAAGGCGAGCTTTGGCCGCAGCGCCCTCCTGCGCTCTCTTGTCGAGAGAATATTCTGACCGCTGCGAGCTTCACGGCGCATCGCGAGCACCTTCTCGCGCGCCTCGCCGAGTGTCACCTCAGGATAAGGTCCCAAACCTATGTCGCGGCGGCGGCCGTCGACGTCCCGCACCCGAGCGACCCAGCTGCGCCCACCCGTCGGCGTGACGTTCAAGATCAAGCCGCCGCCGATGGAGTGCCTGCCTGCATCTCGTAGTCCGTTGACTTCCGCGACCGTGGCTGGACGCTGGCGGCGAGAGCGCGGTTGAGCTTGCGTGGTGGTAAACTGGTCGTCGAGTGACAT